AGCGTTGGCCCGGTAACAATGCCACCCTTTGCAAAGGCTGGAACTTCAACACCAAGCGATGCAGCCAAGTCCTCGATTGACTTGCGTTCTTTCTTTGTAACTTTCTTTTTATTACCCTTGCCAGATTTTGCTTTTGCGATAGCCGCATTTACTGCATCTATGCCACGCTGATTAACAACTACGCCTTCTGTATTTACGGCGAATCCAGCAGCAGCAATAGCAGCCTTAACGCCGTCTACTAATGCCTGACCTGCACTAATGCCTGCGGTGTAGAACTGTGATGCTGCGGATTCACCAACCGCATCAGCAACTGTTTGGGTAGCTGTAATTAAAGTGTTCACCTGATTAACAACTGATGCACCACCAGCAATAATCTCATCAGCAATCTTTGTTCCAGCATCCGCGCCGGCTTCCAGAACCTTAGCAATTGCAGATTCAGATAATCCCATGCCTAAAAGTTGTTGAATCTTGCTACCAAAGTTTGCAGCCTTACCAGCCTGCGCAACTAGGTTTTCTACGAACGATCCAGTTTCAGCAGTAGCGGCAGCACCAAAATCTAGAATGCCAGTTAATGTATCTGCAACGCTGGACTTGAAACTTGCAAAGGCTTGTCTAGCGTTATCAAGAACGCCGTTGGCTTTGCCTAGTTCATCTGTGAATGCTGCAATTTGCGCCTTAATGTATTTGGCTGCATCACCAATTTCTTTAAGACCTTTGCCTGCTTTTTTACCAGCCTTGCCAACATTATCCACAGTTGGTAAAACAACATCGTTGTAAACTTTGGCATCAGCCAAGACTCCGTCAGGAGCAATGTTTATCTTTGGTAAATCGGCTACATTCTTTTGGTATGTATTAACAACTGCATTAACGCCAGCAAGAGTTGCCGTAACAGCAGCAACGCCAACAGCAGCACCAGCAATACCAGCACCAACAGATAAACCACCTGATGCAAATGCGGAAGCAGTAGCAGCTAGAACCGCAGCAGTTTGCAATGCGCGATAGACACCAATCACGCCCTTGATAATAGAAACAATGGCAGATGCAGCAGCGGCAATTTTAGCGACAGCAAAGACACCAACAATAACTGCGCCAAACGCAACTATTTCGCCACGATAATTTATGACTGTTTGGAATACTGCGCGGATGGTGTTGCCCCAATTTAATGCAGTTTGTTCAGACTCACTTAGTGACCTTGAAACGCTGGTGCTTCCAGTCAGCGCATTAACAAAGACTTCTATTGACGGCATAACATCTCTAAGAACCTTGTCAGCAAAACTTGTTAGGACTGGGATAAGCGCACCGCCAAGAGTTTCTTTAACTTCACCCATGCGTTCGCCAAGAATTGCTAGTTTGCCTTCGTATGTACCAGCAGCAACGGCAGCCTGACCACCAAACAATCCGTTCAAGTATTCCTGAACTTGTCCAAAGTCTTTAGACTTCTTAATGTTTTCAGGAATGATAATGCCTAAACGCTGTAAGCCTGTGAACTGCCCACCCTGCGCACGAGCTAAGGCTAACGAAATCGCTTCAAGGTCGCGCCCTGATCCTGCACTTATGTCTAAACCAAGTTTCAACAAGTTTTGCGCTTTAGTTACATCACCTGTTGCGCGTGTCAGGTTTTCTAAGGCAGGTCGAAGTTGATTGTCAGATACACCTGTTGCAAATTGTTGTTCAGTAATGAACTGCTCTGTTGCTGCAATTGCGCCGTCTGTTGCGCCTGTGACATTTCGTAAAGTTTGCGCTAATTTAAGTTGTGCCTTCTGGTCAGCAGCAGCAGCTGTAACGGCATCCGCACCAAATTTAACTGAGGCTGCACCTAATGCAGCAAATGCAATTGCGCCAACTTTTGCTACGCCGCTTAAACCCTTGAATGCTCTTTGTGCTTTGTTTACGCCAGCAGCATCGAAGGTAGAGAGAATAGGAAAGATTACAGCCATAATTGCACCTATCTCTTTAGTCTGTTTGTGTAGTCACGTTGCAGTTTTCTAATTGTACCGCGCACCACATCTTGAACGTATGGAACTTGTCTAAGTGCAGCTGGGTAAACGTATCTGGATGCACGACCTGATGAATTCAGAGCGCGTATCATTCCACGACCTGATGGTGTATTTCCTTTACGTTTTCTGCCTGCCATGTCTGCTATTTGAAATGCAGCAGCACCCATTGAATTCTTACCCTGTGCGCCGGCAACAATAGAAACTAATGACGTACCTTTACGTTCAGCCTTTTTAGTAAAGTTAGTTTTAACAGTTACCTTTACGCCTGATGGTTGCCATCCTGTACGCCCACTATGAACCATGCCGCGTAGTGGTGCTTCGGTTGGAATGTTTTGTTTAACAGCATCAGCTACTGGTTTTGCACCTGTACGCAAATCCTTACGGGCTTGTTTAACTAGATCGTTATCTATTGCCTTTAGAGTCTTGGCAACTTCAGCAATACCAACAACGCGCATAGATAACATTAGACTCCCTGACTATTTCGCCAGCGCAGATACATACCCATTGTATAAAGCATACGTTCAGATTCATCCATTAAAACTGATGGAGCAATACCAGTTTCAACGGATAGATAAGCCAAATACCAATGTTGGGATGAGTCACCCAACCCAGTTATTTTGGGGCTTCTTCACTCGCTTCGATTGTGTCTACTTCATCGCACCAATCTTCAAACGTCTTTTTGGTTTTACCCTGACGCTCTAGCCAATGCCATGCCAGCCACAATAGATCAGTAATGCGGAAATCTGTTTCTAGTGAAGCAACCGATTTTGTAAACTTGTCCTCGAACGCAACAAGATCACGAGCAGTAGCAGATACTTCTTCTACTGTTTCATCATTAAAAGTAACGCGCAGGTTGATTTTCATAGTTAGACAGTACCGCGTGTGACTGTGCCTGATGTAGGCCATGTAACGCTGAAGGTAGCAATGTCACCAACAGATGATGCGTGTGGACTGTATGAGTTCACTAGGCATACTGCGGTGTAGCTTGGGTTGGTTGCAGTTACAGTTCCTGAAGTTGGAACGATAACAACTGTTGCAAGTGTGTTGAACAACGGGAAGATGGTTGCATCTACTGCTGCTGCTGCAAAGTCCTGCATGAACTGAAGTGTTACTGAACCAGTCTTTAGACCACCAATGCGTTCGCGGAATGTTCCACCGAATGCAGTTGTTTCTAAGTCATCTGATTCTAAAGCTAGTTCAACCTGATTAAGTGAAGTGGATAGGTTTGTACCGTTGATGGTGACCTTGTAATCCGTTGCGGCGAATTTTGGCATTTTTTTGTTGCTCCTAGTCTGCGTAGCAGAGAACTACGAACTCTGCCGATAAATAGTTTACCTCACCAACAAGTAGTTCTCCATAGTTACGCATATCAGTAACTCTGAGATCGAACGCCTTGCCACTAAGTGTCTTGTTTGATTCTATCGCTAGTTTAATACTGTTAGCCCCTGTGCTTGAACAGTAGGCATCTATGGAGTTTTGACCTGAACGCTCTGACTGTCTGCCAACAATTACTTGAACTGCGAATGTATAGGTTTGCATTCCACGCTGAAACGTATCGTCATAATTAACGCTAATTGGAAAGACAATTGCAATAGGTGGATTTATGTTGTCAGGCTGAAAGTCTGAAACCCGTAATCCTGAAATCGTTGCAAGATTCGTTTTGATTCCTGCGCGTAGCTCTGAAATCGAAGCCATTAAGCAAAGTTCCTAACGCGGCGATACGGCGCAACCAACTGTTCAACGTCAGGATCTAGGTAACGGCTAACTCGCATTGCGCCCATGTCACCGAATCCAGCTATGCCGAGTGGTGAATCTAAACGCTTGAAGATACGACTGGATTGAATAACACAAGCCTGTGTAATTGAGATAGGAACAGATGCCCAACCAAATACAGCAGTTAGTTTAACTAATGCCTGATCTACCTCTACTGGGAATAGATAATTTTCTACTGCACGAATTCGTGTGTACGGAACAGCAAGCCCATCTACATTTCCGTTAAGTGGTTCTAGCTGGTAATCGCCAACAGCCCAAGTTGTATCAAAGACACCATCACCACCTGATGAAGTCTGCAATGTTAGAGCAGTTCCAGAAACATCATCTATTTGAGTTAGGAAAGAATCTTCAGCTGCATAGTAACGAGTAGCTGTTCCTGATGAATAAAAGTATCGCCCAGCGTGACCGTCAATAGCGCGTGATGCAGACTCAATAGCCATTTCAAGTAATGTGTCATCAACAGTATCTGAAATGCGTAATGCCGCTTTAACCTGTGCAAGTGTGGCGTAGCCATTTGTGATTGCCAATGAAACTCCTAAAGTCTGTTTCTATTCTATGGCAGACAAACGCAAACAGCCCCACCGTCAGGCAGGGCTGTTTGCTGAGTTAGTCGGTCAGGATTTAACTTCCCAGTATCCGTAATAGTTGCTTACAATTTCATCTTTGTAAACTTCTAAAACCTGATCCATTAGTTTTGTAATTCGTGCATGAGCGCGGTAGGCACGACCATAATCTGCGCGATCCCAATTGTAATCCATAGCGTTATTGCAGTTCATTAGTTCACCATGAGCGCAACTCAAAAACATAGCTGCACCTTCTGCGCCATTTACTAACAAAGTATCTGGTTCGTCAATGTCCCATAGGTCTGCTTTGTAATTGCCCATTGAAACTTCTGCATCGTAGGTGTCAAACGCACCATACAGATCTTCTTGCGTTTTCTTTGTTACCTTAAATGCCTTGCGCATTTTTTACTCCTGTCCTAGTAGGTTGCCCTACGCCTATAACAAGAGAGTATCAGGTTTTGTTATACATTGCAAATACCGCGTGTCTATTGGGTTTTTCGCTCTTGCAATGCCCTGCGGATTCCATCACGCAAACTAATCTGCGGAATAAAATACTGATGCGATAAATGCGAATCACCAACGCGATACTCAACACCAGTAGGTGCAGTCACTATGTGGTTGAACATTGGTTTAATTCCTGCTTCTTCACAAACCATTTGTGCCAAATCATTAAAGCTAGTTGCAAAACCTGAACATAGATTAAACGTGCCAAAGTAGCCCGTCTGAACGTGCCACAACACAGCCTGAACAATGTCCTCAATGTGTATGAAGTCGCGCACCTGTTCACCGTCACCCCAAATGTCAAAGACTTCTACGCCAGCTAGTGCGCGGTCAATGAAACTAGGAAATGGATAATCCGCATCTTGATCTGATCCGTAACCACTAAACGGCCTGAACACAAATAGGTTCGTGCCTTCTAAAAACTGCGCTAGGTATTCACCAGTCAGTTTTGCCCAGCCGTAAGTCAGGTCAGGATTTAGAACGGCATCGAGGTTAATGTCGTATTCAGCCAACCGATAGCGGCGGTGTGAGTTTTGTAAAACAATTGGGTATGCAGCTGAACTAGAGAAGTAAACCGTATTTATGGGTTTTGTTCTTTGCACCCAGTTAAAAAATTCAGCATCTATGGATAGGTCTGTGGCAACGCTTAACGGCTCACCCTCGATAGTGGCGCGACCACCAACAATTGCAGCTAGGTGAATTACTAAATCAAACTGTTCTGTGTTGGTCTTAAAAAAATCGCGGCAGTCGTTTCCGTCTTTTAAGTCAATGCCTGTTATTTCACTATCTGGCAATGCCTTAAAAAAGTTACGCCCAACAAATCCCTTATGCCCTGTAATAAGTATTTTCATTACCAAGCCTTGACGTTCTCAACATCGTTAGCAAATTCTGTTGCTAGGTATTCAGCAAAAATAGCCTGATCCCCGTTGTGCATTTCTACTGTGTTTACAGCTGCGTATCTATCGTCATGCGCTGCCTTGCCGTTTGTGTAATGCAGGTGTTCAATAATTACGTCTGGCAGGTAGTTCACGTTTTCTAAAGCGTGACCCATTGCAAGCCAATAGTTATCTAGGAACAAATGCTTCAATGCTGGCGGTGACATAAATCCAGTAGCCCTAATGATTTTGCTAGACATGACAACGGCAGTTGGTAGGTTTTCGCCTTGTAGTAAATCATTACCGTATGCAATGCCCGGTTCTGCGCCAATCGCTTCTGCAAGTTTGGTATCCCACCCACCAGTACGGGGTAGGTGGTCATCACCCATAAAACAGATGTAGTCATAGTCAGGTGAGAACCATAATGCCCAATGGTTCAAAGTGCCATTCATTCCCATACGATCTGCAATGCAAACCTTGACGTTATCTAGTCCAGTAGTTTCAGCCATTAACCCGTTGTAGGTTTTAACATCATCTGCATCTATGGCAAAAACGACTTCTGTAAAATCAGCTGTTGCGTTGATCGCTTCAAATAAACGTATGGCATTATCGTTGCGACCACGAGTAGGAATAATCGTAAGCATTCTCATTGTTGTACCAATCTCCAGAAGGTGTCCCCGGCTTTATCTATCATGTGTTTTAAGTGATCTGCATCTTGCCAATCTTGAACTGACGTAATGCCTACATTCTCGTTAGTGTGAATCCTGCACCCAGATAACACAGCTTCCATAACTGCCCTGCATTCAGATTCAAAGGCTAACGGCAAATGCACAAACCATTCGCATCGCGCCATTGCATCTAATACCTGTTCACGCGGTACATTCGTCAGTGCCTTAAATTCATACCCTGCTTGCGCTGCCCACAGTTCTGCCTTTAGTTTGCCTTTAAGTGGATGTTCACGCGCCGCCCACAATGCGTAGGGTTTTTTGTCTATGTGGTCATAACACTTACTGGTATCAAAATAACTTAGAACCTGCGCAGTCTTGCGTGGTTTTGCCCAAGATAATTCCCTGCGCATATGTGCTGGTGTGTGGGTTACGAATAACCGACTGCCTGCGATCAAGGCCAACAACCCTGCGCGTGGTGTTTGCAAATGATGCACAAACACAAACGGGTCATACTCACTTAGACGGTTCAGCTGCTGATCTGTGAACGCATCTGTGCCTGTAACTATGACTGAATCAAACTGGTGTATGTCGTGTGTATCAAATGTGTATGGCGTGACAATTTCAATCTCATAATCTAGTGGTGCTTGTAGGCGGTATTCATAGTCTGACATTTCTGCGCCACCAGCAAACCGCCCTGTGAATAGCCCTTGCTGGCTCACAGAGCCATCCTGCGCCACTTTAGGGTCATTCTCTATGTGATGTGTATACCAACCTATTTTCACGCTGTGGGTCTTTCTGTGCCTTTTGTTCCTAACACCTTTAGGGCAGGTTTCCAGTATTCGTTAAATACGGTGTCAGCGTTATACGCCTTAGCAAAATCTTGCGCCTTTTCTGAACGACCACGACCACGTTGGTATGCCTGTTCCAGCGCATCCACAATACCGGGAACGCTAGGCATATGAAACCAACTAGATTGTGGTGCATCCCATAGCGGTTGTCCTTCGACAAGCCAGCCGTCACCAACCAGTTCAGTTGATGCTGCGAAATCAGAAACAATTACAGGCGTACCGCAAGCCTGCGCTTCTACGGTTGGAACTCCAAAACCTTCACCGTATGACGTGGCAAGTAAAACATCCATAGCTGTATAAAGCGTTGCAAGGGTTTGCTGATCTATGCCAGTTCTGAGTGTGTATGGATCAACGAATGCGTACTGATGTTCCTTAATACCGCATGACGTTATTAGTTCCTGCAATTTTATTCCACCTAGTGATCCATTGGAATCTGTATGCAAATAAAGAACTACGTCATCGTGCATCTGTGCAAACATAGAGAACGCCAAAATGTTTTCGCCAAATGCCTTGCGGTTAGGACTCACGCCTTTGTTAGCTGCGTTCATGCCAACAATAAACACATCTTCACTAGCACCAATAAAATCTCTGCCAGTAGTTCCCTTGTGTCGCTTCATTGGCTTGAATGCAGAATCAACTGCGTGTGGAATGTATAACGATTCAATCCCTACGTTTTCTAACATGGCCTGACCGTATTGGCTCATGGCAATAGGGGTAACAAAATCTTGTCTGCACCATGCAGCAACCTGTGGTGGTGCTGGTATGTGATCTATTGGAATCCAACTCGCAACATTCCAATCAGACCAACGCTTTCCTTTTAGAACCCACGCATCGTAGAGCGTAAACAAAATGTGATTTTGCTTTGGATTACGTTGCGCCCAATCAAACATATGCGCTGGGATAATGTCATTGGAATACATATCTGCACCGCGCTGATAAATCGGGATTCCGTTCCAGTCGCTGTTGCTGCCTTCTAAACCGTAGTTGTTAAAGATAGCTACGTTGTGACTCATTGCTTTCATGCGGCTAGTTACCTGAGCTGTGGCAACGCCATAACCAGTATTCGCCCAAGGCGCGTTAGATACCCAACCAATACATAAAGAATCTTGCACAGATAATCCTTTGTTCGCAGATACCAGAAACTTACCCTAAAACCTGCCATAACAAAAGCAGAACCCCACCAAGCCTGCGCTCCCGGTGGGGTTCTACGTTTTTGGGTGTTGCTACTAGCTGGCTGCACCTGCAAAGTACTTCACATGGGAAGTCTGAATTAGGTTGCCATCAACGCGCATGGTCGCTCTGAAAGTGATCAAATCGTTTTGGAAGGCGTAGTCATCCGAACGATCTAGGCGTAGTCCACCAACGGTGCGAGCAAAGTAACTTGGCAAGTGACCAAAGATTACTGACTTCGCGCTTGTTGCTGGGGATGCCATAGCTGGGTTCTCAAAAATTGGGTAACCAAGCAATAGATCACGAGTATCAGCAGATAGTGACGGAGTGAATAGGTATTGACCCTGTCCATCCTTCAACTTACGAACAGCAGCAATTGCCTGTGCGTTCATCTGGAAACCAGTTCCCGGTAGGGTGCGACCTGCGGTATCAACGCTGTAAACCAAGTCAATGATGTTATCAGCTGTGAATGCGCCTGTTACGCCAGTTCCACCAGTGATGCCTGAACCAGCAGCAGTAACGATACCTGTTGGCTGAGTTGTACCAGTTCCAACAGTTAGAGCGTTATTGACTGCAAAGCCAAGTGCGTTACCTGTCTGTGAAGCAAGGAATCCAAGAATGTCCACGCCTGCATCTTCAACCATTTCGCGGCTGATCTGAGTTAGGAATGAATACTTGTATGCACCAAGTGTCTTGAATGCATTGAAGGTTGGATCACTTTCACCAATTGGGCCGGCTTCAGAAGTTACTGTACCAACGCTGTATGCAGCTAGTGAAGGAATCTGGAGATTCTCGCCACCGGCTGTATTCAAGATGGTTGATGTTTCTAGCATCGGGCCTACGAAACGTGCAAGTTCAATTACTTGCGAATAAAAATCCGTAGGAACCGGCGCGCCAGTTGATCCCTTAGTTACATCGCGCTTCTCGAACGAGTGGGAACGAATCTCACCACGAGCTAGGGAACGGATTAGTTCAGCTTCGTCAATTGCTGGAACAGCAACGGCTGGCTTAACTTGTGCTTCGAAACCTGACATTGCTTCAGCAGCGCGTTCTTCGCGGTCTGCCTGTGCCTTCATGGTTTCCATTACTAATGAACGCTGATCAAGGTCTGCCATGATGCGGTCATAGGTTTGGTTTTCTTCTGCGGATAGATCGCGCTTTTCAGCTGCTGCTGAGTCAAGAAGAGCCTTTGCTTCTTCCCAAGCCTTTGCACGAGCTTCTGCTTGCTGACGAATGTAGTCAGACATAGTTACTCCTAAAGTGTTTGATTGGATTGGTCTTACGGTTTCTGCGTGGCTCCACGACAGTTGCAGCAACGGCGGCTCCGCAC